AAAGAGAGAGGACCATATTTAACTACAGGACAACAAATAAAATTACCAAATAAAGTAGGGGAGGCGGAAAAATATGTTGACTGGGACACCGATACAACTAGCGAAAAGCCGTTATGGAAAAGATTTCGAGAGTCTGATGGCTTTTTATCTGACACACGGAGTAGTGTATAGTGATGACAGAATTTTTGTTATGGCTATAATGCACAATAAAGATGCGTTATTAAAAAATAGTAAAAAAGAACTTGACAAACTAGACTGCTGGTATATACATTATGCGGCAGGAGATATATTACGCCTATTTGAAATCGCACCTTATGAAATGGAATGGGCTATATTTGAGCGAGGAGAGGATAAACCTCTTAAATGTTACAAAATAGATAGGATAAGGAGATTAGTTTATGGGCGGAGGAGGAAAGAAAAACCCACCACCACCACCAGTGGTTAAACCACCACCACCAGTTGAAGAAATTTCTGCAGCAACTATTGCACCAACTATTGTTCAAGAACAAGCTAGACAACAAGCAGCAGGAGCATATACAACTAAAGGTCAAAAATTAGGTGCTAGTGGTCAAGTACTAGGAGCTGATCCAAAACAATTAGCTACTGTCGCTCAAGCAACAGGTGGATTTAAAGAACAAAAAACACTTGATAAAATGGATTATATAAGAAATGTTGCAGACTTTTCAGATCTTAAAGCTTTTGGAACTGGTATGAGTCAAGCAGCACTTATAGCATCAATAAAAAATAAAGATTATCAAGGTAAAGGTGCTTTTGGTAAAATTCAAAATAAAGCATATCAAGAATATATTAAAGAAGTAGAAAAAGCAAATAAAGCTAGAAAAAAACTTAATCAATCACCAAGTATGACAATATAATGGATATATCATCTTTAATTCAAATGTATAAACGAGAAAAGTCTAGTTCTGAACGAGCTAACTTTGAAAACCTTTATGAATCAGCAGCAGATTTTTGTAATCCTAGTGCAGATAATATTCAAAGTAAACGTTCAAAAGGACAGCGAGATGATGTTGAAAGAATTACAGATATAGGTATAAAAGCAAGACGTATGTTTACTGCTGGTATGATGTCCCATTTATTTCCACAAGGACAAAATTGGATTCGTATTGTACCTACAGATAGAGATTTAATGTTAAATGATAATGTTGTTCGTGCATTATCAAGCACAACTAAAAAATTTATAAGAGCTATAGAAGATTCTAACTTTTATGAAGAAATGGGTCAATGTATAGACCATTGTGGATATATAGGTACAACAGCATTATATTGCGAGCCATCTCCAAAACGTATGCTTAACTTTCGTTCACACTATATTAATCAATTTTATTTTTGTGAAAACTATTTAGGAGAAGTAGATACAGTTATTCGTGAGTTTAAACTTACAGCAAGACAAGCAGTACAACAGTTTGGAGAAGATTGTCCACAAGATATATTTGATTTAGCACAAAACCCATCTACATCATCAAAAGAATTTTCTTTTATACATATAGTAATGCCAAGAAGTGACTTTAAATTAGGGTCTACAGATAAAAAAGAAAAGCCTATCGCTTCCTACTATATATCACTTACTGGTAATAAGTTAGTTATGGAGTCAGGATTTGATGAAATGCCTTATTCTGTAGCAAGATTTTATAAAACAAACTATGAAAAGTATGGTCGCAGTCCAGCAATAGAAGTATTTTCTACATTACCATTAATTAATCGTATGGAAGTATCTCGTATTCGTGGTGCAGAAAGAGTATCTAACCCCCCGTGGTTAGCTCCTAATGATGGTAGTGTAAGAAGAATATCTAATAATTCAGGCTCGATAATATATTATAATGCAGGTAATCCATTATCTAAACCTGAACAGTTAAGACCTATGGATAATGTAATAGTTAATGATCAAATGATACAAAAAAAAGAACAAGAAATATTAGATGCTTTTTATGTACCATTATTTAATCCATTAATGGATAAACAAAATATGACTGCATTTGAATCACAAGAAAGACTTAACCTTTCTTTACAGTTTCTTACTCCTGCAGTTAATCGTGTAAATAAATATTTTGTAACACCAATATTAGAACGTGCTTTTGGTATTATGTTAAGAGCTAATATGTTTCCTGAATTAGAAATAGATGAATTATCATCAGCAAGTCTTGAGTTTGATTTAGTTGGTAAAGCATCTATAGCATCAAGACAAATGGAATTATTTGGTACAATGACTGCTATATCGCAAATGTCACAAATAGCACAACTTAATCCTGAAATATTTGATAATGTAAATGTTGATAAAACTGCTAGATTTATTCAAGAAGTAAATATGATGCCAATAGATTTACAACTTTCAGAAGAACAAGTACAAGAAATAAGAAATGGTAGAGCAGAAGCTGCTGCTGCACAACAACAAGCAGCACAAGCACAAGCATTAAGTGATGCTTATGTGAAAACAACTAAAGCACCTGAACAAGGTAGTGGTGCAGAATTTATTCAACAAATAGTTAATCAAGGAGCAGAAGAAAGTTAATGGACATAATTGATAAAGTTACCTACGATTTTGAGTGGGATAATGAGAAGGATTTATCAGAAGAAACTAGACGAGCTTTTGTAAACCTTTTTGACACATCAAATAACGACTCATTATTAGTAGTAAATTTTTTAATAGGTATTTGTAAGTGGCAAGATCAAACAGAATATAATGATCCTGTTATAGAGGCAAAGATGAATGCGTTACGAAATGTAATATTAAGTATTAAAAAACAAATAAATATGAAACCCATAGAGGAGGTCACTAATGAGTGAAGAAGAAGTAGTAGAGTCTACTGAAGAAGTAGTTGAAGAAGTTGCAAAGGAAGCACCTGCAGAAGAATCATCAACATCATTTGTTGATAGTATGTTATCTCAAATTGATAATGAAGATATTAAATCTGCAGGATTTTGGAAAAATCTAGAAGGTAAAGATGCTAACGAAGTTGGAAAATATATTAAAGAACTTCAAAGTTTTGCTGGTAAAAAAGGTGATATTCCAAAGTCAGATGCTTCGGATGAAGAATGGTCTGCATTTTATCAAAAACTTGGTCGTCCTGAAAATCTTGAAGGATATGATTTTACCATTGGTGATGAGTTTGCAAAAATTGTTGGAGAAGATTCAGCACCTTTTTTTGAAAAAGCAGTAGAAGGATTTAAAGAAAAAGCATTTGAATTAGGTGCTAGTGCTGAAAAAGCAGAAGAACTAGTTAATTGGTATCTTGGTATGGTAGCAGAAGAACTAGAACAATCATCCGCATCAGTTAAAGAAGCTGATGAAGAAATGGACAAAGAACTTCGTTCACAGTGGGGTGATGAATATGATGGTATGATGAATGGTGTTATAGCATTACTTAAAAATAATGGTATGCCTGAAGAAAATTTAAAGTTTGCTATTGATACAGGATTGCTTAAAGACCCAGCATTAGCTATAACATTAGGTAATATTGCTAGTAAATTTTCAGATGACCCTGAAATAGGACATCATCAAACTAATACTATGGCTGGAGTTCGTGACCAATTAGCAGAAGTTAATATGGAAATAGCAGATTATATTAAAAAAGGTACTAAAGTGCCACCACATATAGCACAAAAACGTCAAGACTTAATGAATAAGTTAGGTGATAATTTATAATATTTTTTGCTTGACATATAATACGTACTTATAGTAAGGATTTATTAACGAAAGGGACAACCTATTTAGACCCCTGTAAGTTATCGTCAACCTAGACGTTAAATAGCAGGCAAGACCTCCTTGTGAGATAATCAGAGCCGATTAGTCGTGCTGTTAATTCAGCGTTAATTATTAATTAGCCAAAACAAGGAGATAATAAAATGGCTTCTACAAGTATAACTACTGCGTTTGTTAAGCAGTATGGTTCAACTTTAGACTTACTATCTCAAACTATGGGTGGAAAATTCACAGGCACTTGCCTTGAAGAATCCATTGAAGGTGAAGAAAAGTATTATGATCAATTAGGTTCAGTAATTGCAAATGAAGTTACTGACAGATATGCTGACTCACCTGAAAACGACATTACTCACGCTAGACGTAGAGTTGTCGCTACATCTTATGATGTTGGTTTGATGTTAGATAAGTTCGATAAAGTTCAAATGTTGGTCAATCCTGAATCTGAATATGTACAACAACAGGTTCACGCATTGAATCGTAAAAAAGATATTGAGTTCATCAAAGGTGCATTAGGACAAGCTCAAACAGGTAAAACAGGTTCTGTTGCTGCTAATCTTGGTGCTGCTAACAAAGTTGGTGCTGCAGGTGCAAGTATGACTTTATCTTTATTAGGTCAAATTAAAGAAAAATTCCAATCTAATGGAGTTGATTTAGATGACCCAATGAACAAAGCATATATTGCAATTAGTCCTAAAGTTCTTAACGATATGTTACAAATTGATAAATTAACAAGTTCTGACTTTAACTCTATTAAAGCTTTAGTAGGTGGAGATATTAACTCTTTCTATGGCTTTGAGTTTATTGTTACTAACTTGCTACCATTTATTAATTCAGCAGATAGCGTTGCTAACTTATCTTGGTCTGCAACTACAGATGCTCCAAATGCTGTAGGTTCAGGAACTGCTGACTTAAGAGGTTGTATTGCTTATGTTAAATCAGGTGTGCGTCAGGTTACTAATCCTTCTATTCAAACAGAAATTAGTAAGCGAGATGATAAACGCTTTAATTACTATGCTTACTCTTGTATGAGAACAGGTGCTGTTCGTATGGAAGAAGAAAAAGTAATTCAAGTATTGTGTGACGAAAGTCCGTAACCATAGGGGGAAATTAAAATGGCGAATCAAAATTCAACACAAATAACTGCTGTCTATGGTACAAGTACTGATGCTATTACTGCATCTAGTCCTAAAGATGGAGCTGATAAAGTATTTGATGCAACATCTAATAGTGGTGCTGTTAAAACTGCAAAGTTTGACTTCAATTCAGCTTCTGCTGCTCAAGATACATTTCGATTAACTGTACTTCCAAAAGGTGCGGTTGTTCTTAATGCAACTCTACAAACTAGTGCAGCTTTAGGTGGGGGAAGTAGTACAAGAGTCAATTTCTTTATTGATGATGTACAAATCGGAACTCACGATTCTATGGGTGCTATAAACTCGGGTGCTGTTCAAGTGCATTCAGGGTGGGATCAAGCACCTGTAGCTGCTACAGGAATAGGTCTTGTTACTCTTGTAGTAAGTGATGCAAACACAGTATCAGGTTCAGTTGACTGTACAGGTCAAATATTCTACTACGTAGACAACTAAAAAGTAATTCAGTAGGCATCTAACTACCTTCTCTGTTAGTGTAAGTCCTACATTTTTTTAAGGAGCAATATGACAAAGATTGATATATGTAATCACGCTTTGCTTAAAATTGGAGCGAGTAATATTGCTTCTCTTGACGTAGATCAAAATACAGATAATGCAACAGTACAAAGTGCAAAGCTTTGTAATATTCTTTTTGATCAAGCACTAGAAGAAGTATTAAGAACTTATCGTTGGAATAGTGCATTAAAAAGAGCAACTCTTTCTAGACTTACAGAAACCCCAGCTTTTAAATGGAAATATAAATATCAGCTTCCAAATGATTGTGTACGAGTATTAAATGTATATGATGAATCAGAAGCATACGATGATAGAACAGAATATGTTGTAGAAGGTAGAACTATTCTTTGCGACTATGACCAAGTATTTTTATGTTATGTTTCTAAAGTAGAAGATGTTAACACATTAGATGCTTTTGTAACACAATGCGTTATACAAAATTTAGCAATAAAACTTTCTGTTCCTATGCAGCTAGACCAAGTTATGCAAAATAATTTAATCAAAGAATATAATGATGTAATTCTTCCTATGGCTAGAAGTGTTGATACATTAGAAAATAAATATTGGGAAATGGAAGAAAGTGATTTTATTTTATCAAGATATAATGAAGAACCAATAATCTAATGGCTATTAATTACACACAAGCTTTTAATGCAGGAGAAGTATCTAGAAAATTAGATGGTCGTAATGATTTAGAAGCATATAAAACTGGTTGCAGAGATTTAGATAATTTTTTTGTATTACCACAAGGCGGTGTAGAACGCAGAGCGGGATCAGAGTTTATTCAGTTTACAGGAACAGATGGATCAAATCCAGCTAGAATAATAGAGTTTGATTTTTCTAGTGATGTATCTTATGTAATAGAGTTAGGTACAGATTATGCTAAAGTACATTATACACAAAGCGGAACTGACTTCGTAGTTAATGTTACAGAAACAGATAATATTAATTATACTACTACAGAACTTCGTCAAATACAATTTAATCGTAGATTTGATACATTAATACTTACTTGTCCTACAAAAGAAACAATGGTATTTAAACGCACAACTATTGCTCCTACATTTACTATAGAAAAAATTTCATATACATATCCACCATTAAGGGAAGAAAATATTACTTCTACTACTATTGATGCTAGTGCTGCATCAACAAGTGCTTTTTCAGGAACTAATATTTTATTAGCTAGTAGTGCAATATTTTTTAAAGGTCACGAAGATTCAACGTGGGGATTAGAACATATAAGAGATGCAGATAAAAAAGAAATATCTGATACAAGAACAGCTGGTGGTGAAGATGCTAACAGTAGTAATTTAGATGTTAGTTTTTCTAATTGGTCTTTTACAACAGATGGAACTTGGAAAGGCAGTTTAGTTATTCAAAGAAGTTTAGATGGTGGAAATTTTGATAATTATGTAGTTATAGGAGATACTACAGGAGGTGTAGCAAGAAACTTTACATATGCTTCAACAACACCTGAAGATGGTAATACTCGTATAAGAGCAAAATGGATATTAGATAGTGGTACACAAGATTTTAAATTTAGTTTAGAAACAGATAATATTTATCATAAAGGATTAGTAAAAATTACTTCAGTTGCAGGGGCAGATGTTGTTATAGGAACTGCTGCTTTAAGTTCTAATACTGTTACTATAGATACTTCATCTGCTCACGGATTATCTACAAATGATTATGTGTTAATTAGTGGATTAGGATTTTCAACAACAGACCCTAATGGTATACACCAAATAACTGTATCAGATTCAGATACATTTACATATGCTTTAACAGGTGCAAATGAATCATATACAGAATCTTCAAGCTCTATAATAGAAGCTACATCAAGAGCAAGTGCAACTATAGTTTCAATGATAGCTGGTATAGATGATACGTCTGCAAATCCTGCAGCAACTGTACATTGGGCAGAAGCATCTTTTTCTACTTATCGTGGATTTTCTCCAGCATCAGAATTTTTTGAAAATAGATTATGGCTTGCAGGTTCTAAAGATGAACCAGCAGATTTATTTGGAAGTAAGTTTAATGAAATATTTAGCTTTCTTGTAGGTACACTTTCTACAGATGCTATTAAACGAACAATAGATTCTCCTGAAGAACCAAAATGGTTGGAGGGTAAAAGATATTTATTTTTAGGAACAGCAGGAACAGCAGTATCAATTCGTTCAGCCAATAAAGATGCTTTAATTACACAAAGTAATATTACTACATTAACTGAAAATGCTTATGGATCAGCAGCATTGCAAGCAGAAATAGCAAATGATGTTATTATTTATGTACAACGAGATAAATTAAAAATTAGAGAATTAGTATATGCACAAGGAGAAGATACATTTGTAGGTAATGATTTAAATTTAATTAGTGAAGATGTAACAGATTCAGGTGTTGCAGAAATGTTTGTTCAAAAAGAACCTAATCAATTAATATGGTGTATTAAAGAAAATGGCGATGCTTGTGTTATGACATATGAAAGAGGTCAACAAGTTAAAGGTTGGGCAAGAATTACAACAGATGGGGAATATTATAGTGCTGCAGCTATAAATGATTTAGGAGAAGATATAGTATGGGCTTGTGTAAAAAGAGATACAAAATACTGTATTGAAAAATTTCATTTGCGTAAAGATTTAAATTGGTATGTTGATGGTGGTGTTCAAATAGATTATTCTTCTTTGTCATATTCAAATGTTACTTTAACATTAAGTGGTAGTACAAATGATCAAAAATTTACTTTTCCCAAAAGTTCTGCTAGTGGATTATCTGCTGATGATATAATTAAAGTATCTAATTTAACTGCTATTCCAATATTAAATAATAAAACATTTAAAATTATAGTAGATGATGTTGATTCAAATTTATGGAGATTAGTAACAATAGGTACTACTAATGAGATAAGACCTCCATCAGGAACTTCTAATACAACATATACAGTATCTGTAAAAAAAGTAGTTAATACACTTACTGGATTAAGTCATTTAGAAGGTAAAACTGTACAAGTAATAGGTGATGGTAATTTTATAAAAGAAGAAGAAGTATCAAGCGGACAAATAACTACAGATGAGTATTATAGTACTTTATTAGCAGGATTAAAATTTACATCAACATTACGACCTATGCCTATAGAACCAGTATTAGCGGGTAGGTTATCACAATCAAGAGTAAAAGCAGCAGCTAAAATTATAGTTAGATTTTTTAAAACAAAAGGTGCAAAAGTTGGAGAAGCTGGTAGACAATTAACTACTTATAATGTAGTAGACACACAAGACCCTGCTGGACAATCAATAGAACTTAAAACAGAACAACAAAGATTTTTTGTTGCATCAGACTATGAAAAAGAAAAACTTATTGAAGTAAGTCAAGATTTACCTTATTCTATGACTGTGTTAAGTATTGCATCGATCGTAAACGTGGAGGGAATGTAATGGCTTTACCAGCAGCAGCAGCAGTAGGAATACAAGCAGGAGCATCAATACTTGGTGGTATTTTTGGTAGAAAATCAGCTAAAAAGAAAGCAAGAGCAGCAAGAGCTATGGCACAATATAATGCTAGTGTTGCAAGAATGAACGCAGAGTCTGAAGCACAAGCTATAGAAAGTCAGGAAAGACGATTAACTAAACAACAACGTGAACTACAAGCACAACAAGAAATGAGTGTAGCAGGTAGAGGTGGAGTTTTAGCAGGCGGAGATTTACTTTCATTTTTAGATCAAGCACAAGAAATGCAATTAGATAAATTAGAACTTATAAGACAAAGAGATTTAGCAACTATAAGTGGTGAAAATAGAGCTAGAGGTATTATTTATCAAGGAGAACAACAAGCAGCCGCAGCTAGAGCAGAAGGTAGAGCAGCTATGACTCAAGGTATATTAGGTGCAGCAGGTTCTATAGCAGGTGGGTTTGCTTCAGGAGCTTTAAAGTTTCCAACTAAACCAGTTATAGGTGGTAGTACAACTAATATATTAAGACAATATGGAAGTTCTAACATACAACAAAGTTTTGGTTATCAAGATTTTGCATCTAAATATTTTACAAATCAACCACAATTCCCAAGTGTATTTAATCAATAGGAAATAATTATGGCAATACCACTACCAAAATATAAACAACAAGTAAGAGTATCAGGCGAAGGTGTAGCACAAACTATTGATCCAAGTGCAACTATTCGTGCTGCTGGTGCTGGTGATGAATTAATGGCAAAAATTGTAACAGATGCTGGTGGTATAGCATCAGATTATTTTAATAAAAAAGCTGAAGTTCAAGATAAAGCAACTTTAACAAGAATTACACAAGAGCAAAATAATTTATTATCTAATATAGAACAACAGAAACAAGATGCTTTGTTTGGTAGAGGAGATTATGAAGGCAATGCTTTATCTATAAATGAGTTATATGAAAAAGTAACAAAACCTGAATTAGAAAAATTTCAAAATAAAATTAATCAAATACAATTTAATTTTAATGAAAATAAACAAAAAGTAGATGCGTCAGTAAATAATTATTTACAACAAATAAATACAAGAGAACTTGTAGAATTAAATCGTATAGAGATAGAACAATATAACTTTGATAGATTACAAGGTGCATTTGATTTAGAATACAAAACTGGTATATTACAAGATGAATTAGACATTTTAAAAAAAGACCCAGTAGCAAATGCTGACCAAATAAAAAAATACGAAGAAAAAATTAATGCTAATAAAATAGCATATGAAGAAGATTTTAAAGATTTAGAAAGAACAACAAAACCTAATGTTATAAAAGAAAAAAGATCAACATTTGCATATAATGCTTTAGCTGGTCAAGTACGACAAGCACAATTAGATTATAAAAATGGTGATTTAAGTATAGTTGAATATGGAGATTTGTTAGAAGGACTTAACAAAAAAATAGTAGATAATCAATTTATGTCCCCTATTTTAAAACAAACATTAGAAAATGAAGTAATTTCTAAACAAACTTCTGCAAACATTACATATTCTAAACAAGTTAGTACTGTAGAAAGTAAACTCGCTGTAAAAGCAGCAACAGTAGATGGTTTACAAGAAACTGATTTTGTAGATATAAGAAAACTATATGGAGAAGAACTTGGTGATAAACTTATAGATGATGCAGTAGCAGGACAAGTATCAAACATAGCTATTCAATTAGATAAATTTGCAGAAACTCAAAAAATAATTAATAAGTTTACAGAATCTGAAGACCCACAATCATTTGAAGAATTTGTTTTAGAAGCAACAGAAAAATTAGGAAGTACAAATGGTGTTTTGGTTAGAAGATTAGGAAGGGTTTTATTAAGAGAAATGTTAGAAGAAAATCCTACATTAAGTGCTGAAAAAGTATTTGGAAAAGCAGGTAAAGTAAAAGCAGGCACAAGACGTGAAACAATATCTATTCCATATAATGGGAGAGCAAAACAATTATTTTTTGATTTATTAGAAGCAGGAAATGCTCTTGATTTTTTAACTAAAGAAGATAGGCAAGAGTGGGAGTCTAAAATAGAAGGAGGAACTTTAGCATTAGTAGAAATGTTTAGTTTAGCAGCTAGTCCACAAGATGTTACAGATGAAATGATTGATGCTTGGCGTTTAAAATATGAAGCTCCTGTAGCTAAAAAAATAGCTCGAGAAACTTCTATTAGTAATCCTATAATAAAATTACCAAGCAATAATAAAACAGTAAACTGGGGTGATATGTAATGTCATTTAATGTTACTTTACCAAATGGAGCAACTATTAATGATATTCCAGATGGTACAACAAAAGAAGAAATAAAATCAAAAGCTATATCATCAGGTTTAGCTGTTGAATCTGATTTTAATATTCTTTCAAATTCAAATTATGCTGCTCATATGTCTTTAAATAAAGGATTAGCTAGTAATGCAAGTCCTGAACAACGAGCCTTAATAGATAAAAATTTATCAGATGATGATAAAGAAATGTTAGAAGCTAACAACTTTTACAGTATTCGTGATAATAAAAACTATAGTGATACAGAAGTTAAGGCACAAATAGAATATGAATATGGTAGGGGAGCTAGAGCTAGTCGAGCAAATAAACGAAATAGAAAAGCTATTGATGATAAATTTACAGATAGTTTAAAATCATTCGGATTAAATTTAAAATCTATAGTTCAATCATCACCATCAGCAGTTAAAGATTTTGTTGATTTTTCTAAAAAGTATAAAATTTATCCTATTTTAAACAAACTTAATTTGGGAGTACTATCAGCAGCAGATGTTGCAATTAAACAAGTAGAAGAAAAAGAACCTGATTATTTTAATGAAATGCAAGCAAAAGCTAATGCAACTGCTGAACGTGCATCTAAACTTCAAGCTAAATACTTATTAGAGTCTGATGTAGGATTTGTAGAAGCAATACAAGATAATAGATGGGACATTGTTGGTAACAGAATAGGTAATGCTTTAGCGTTTGAAGCACCTAAACTAACAGCTCAAATAATATTAGCTTTAATTACTAAAAATCCAATAGCAGCAGTAGGTTTTGGAGGGGTAACAGCAGCAGGTCAAGAATACGCATCTATGGAATTAGCAGAAGATGATTTAACAAAAAGAGTATTACAACCTTTTGGAGTTGGAGTTGTTAATATAGTTACAGAAAAACTTGGTACAGGTAAAATTCTTGATGATTTAATGAAAAGACAAATAGGTGAAGGTATTTCTAAATCTATAGTTAAAGAAGGATTAAAAGGTGCAGGTAGAGGTTTTGTATCTGAAGGATCAGCAACTTTAGGTGAAAATGTAATAGCTAAAGCATTTGGTGAAGAACTAGGATTATTAGATAATGTATTATTATCAGGTATTGTAGGGACAATATTAGATGGTAGTATTGCTAGTCTTGGTACAGGTATTACAGAAGGAGATGCAGTACGAATAAGAAAGCAAAATTCTAATGAACAAATAGACGCAATAGTAAAACAAAGTCCAATATTAAATCAAAATTCTGAAACAGCACAAGCTGCAACAGAAGCATTAAAAAATCCAACTGAAGAAAATGTTGATAATTTAAATAAAGTTTTATTTGATGACACACAAGAACGAAATGCTGTACAAGAAAAATTAAAACAAGCGGAAGAAGAAACTGCACAAGAAGTTACACCTACAGAAGAATTAACTCCTACAGAAGAAGTTATACCTAAAAGAAAAACAGAATCAGATATACAAGGTGTTCCTCCTGCTGAAAATGCACAAAAAACACAATCTGCTACTACAAAAGGAACTTATATAAAAACAGCAAATGTATTAAATAATATAATTCCTGAAGGGCAAATATTAGATTTTGGAGCAGGTAGAGGTATAGGTGCAGAAGCTATTAATGCTAAAACATATGAGCCATTTCCTCGTGAAGGATTTACTCCTGATTTTACTGACGCTTCAAAAATACCTTCTAATAGTGAAAGTAAAATTAATTCTTCTAGTGTTATTAATGTTGTTCCAAAAGATATTAGAGATGGTATTGTTTTAGATATTGGTCGTATTTTAAAACAAGATGGTGTTGCAATTATCACATCTCGTACTGAACAAAGTATTAAAAAAGGTGCAGAAAATATAAAACTTTTTGAAGGAGAAGAAGGTGCATATATAGTTGGTAAAGAAGGAGAGCAAACTTTTCAAAAAGGTTATTCGCAAAAACAATTAGTTGAATATGTACAAGGTATATTAGGAAATAATTTCGAAGTTACTAATGCACCAAAAACAACTGATGGTAAAAATATAAGTGGTTCTGCTGTATTAATTAAAAAACTAAAAGCTACAGAAGTTACACCTACAGAAGTTACACCTACAGAAGTTACACCTACAGAAGTTACACCTACTTTTGTAGAAGATTTAAAAACAATAAAAGATACAAATGATTATACTGTAAGTGTTAAAGAAATAAAAATTGCAGGAAAAAGCATTGATATAACCTTTACTTATAAAGATGGTACAAAAACAGCTGCTATATTAACTCCTCAACAAGATTCTGTAGATATAAAATCTTTGGTTTCAGATGTAAAAGGACAAGGTAGAGGAACTCAATTAATGCAAGAAATAATAAAACTTGCAGATAAAAACAATACTAAATTAACAGCAACAGCATATAATTTTACAAAAAGTCCTGTAGATTTTTATAAAAAATTAGGATTTAAAGTTGATGGAGAAGATGCGTTTGGTGCGTCATTTGTTAGCTATACACCTACAGAAAAAGTTACACCTACAGAAACACCTACAGAAATACCAATTATTAAAACTAAAAAAGGATCAGTAATAAAGCGATACCAAGATAATGTAGGTAAACGAGTAGGAAGTAAAATATATGTACATAAAAATTATGCAAGTGAAATAGTACCAAAAGATATACTAGATGCTGCTATTGCTAAATTACCTAGTGACTTTGCATATAATACTATAACTTATGATACAAAAACACAATCTGTACGATTTGATGAAGCACCTGATTTTGATACTGCAACAGAGCCAAGAGTTGGTAAAATATTTACAGTCAACAAAGATGGTACAACAAAACAAAGTTCATCTAATTCTATATGGCATCACAAGTGGACTTGGGTAAAAGATGACTATACTGGATTTGATGTAAATGCAAGCAGAAACTGGAGTGCTACATATTCTCCACAACTTGATAGACCAAAAGGAACACAAGCAAGTTGGGATAAACAATTAGAAGAAGCTAATATATTTAAACCTACAGAAGTAGATGCACCACCTATAGATGATTTACCAACTAGAGTTAAAATAGATAAAGCATCTAATATTGAGTTTAATAAAATATTTGGTGCTGATTTATCACGAGCAGATTATCAATCTCAAGAAAATTCTATACAACAAGCAATAGATAAAAACATATCTGTTGATGATGTAAGAGCTAAAATTAATAATAAACAAGCTGTAAACAATGAAGAGCTTGCTGCTTTACTATTAAGAAAAGTAGAACTTGTAAATGAATTAGAATCTATAAATAATCGTATGGAACAGACAACTGATGAAATAGAACTTGTAGATTTAATAGAAGAAAAAAGAAATAAAATAGATCAGTCTATTGATCTTACAGAAACTATAAGACAAGGAGCAACTACAATAGGTAGAACATTACAGTTTTTATCTACTGCAATGGATAGAAAAACATTTACATTAGAAAATAGTATTATAGAACTTAAAACAAATACAGGTAAAGAAGTAACTCCTGAACAACGTAAAGCATTAGAAAATCTTTATAAAGAATTAACTAAAGTTAGAACAGAGATTGCTGACTTTGATTTGATGACAGCAGAAGAAAAATTAATTCTTGAAATAACAGCACCAGCAAGAAGGCTTCGTAGCACAGTAACAACTAAAAAAGATAAAAATGCTGCATTAAGAATAATTAAACAAAGACAAGATAGATTATTTAAAATAATTGATGAGCTTAATGATGACTTACCTGCAAAACGTAAAGTTAAAAAAGTGCAAGAAGAAGATTCAGAAGGTTATCTTGCTATGATAGAAAATGTACAAAAAGAGTTAAAAGCAAAAAGAGTTAAAACAGTATCTATTCCTCGTAAAGAGCAAAGATTAGAAACACAAATACAAGATTTAGAAGGAAAAAGTTTAACACTTCAATCATTAATAGTAAGAGAAAATGAACTTAATAATAAACGAAAACAAATTAAAGATAGCACAAGTAATGAAGCTAAATTAATTAATTCACAACTTAAAGAAATAGCAGATCAAAAAACAGCGTTACAAGAAAAACGTAAAGCAGCACCAAAGATTGTATCTGATCGTATTTTAGAACTTGAAGTTAAAAAGAAACAACTACAAGAAGAAATAAATATTTACATTGAATCACAAAGACCAAAAACAGATTTTGAAAAATTCCAATTAGTATATGATATATTTAGAAATGCTAAATTAACAGCAGATATAGGTCATTTATTTAGACAAGGTGGAATAGTAATTAGTAATCCAAAACTTTGGGGTAAAGAATATGGAGGAGAAAAATTCTTTAAAGAATCATTCAAAGCATTTAATAAAGTGAATGCAGATAAGATTGAAGTACAAATTAGAGATGATGACTTATATCAACTAGCAATAGATGCTGGATTAAGACTTGTTAAGCAAGGGGATAAACTAGGACAAAGAGAAGAAATATTACAAAACAATTTAATAGATAAAATACCTGTTATAGGAGATGCTACACAAGGATTTGCAAGAATACAAATTACTGGTACTAACTTTATTAGATATGCTGCCTTTAAATCATATATGGAAGGAATACAAAACCCTACATTGCAAGATGCTAAAGACGCAGCAAAAGCAGTAAATATATTAACTGGATATGGTGTTTATAAAGCAACAGGAGGTACAGTAGAAAAAGCATTAAACTTGTTACTTATATCTCCAAGATTTGCAGCTTCAAGATTGCAAGCACCAGTTTTATTAACTCAAGCAGTTACTCAATCAGTAAGAGAAAAAGCAGGTATAGAACCTAGAGATGGAAAACAGTATATAAATAAACAAGTAAGAAAGAGAATTATTGAAGATGCTGCGTTTACTTTTGCTACACGTTTAGGACTTATGTTTATAGCTTCATTAATGTTTGATGATGTAGAAATTGGTGATGATCCTAAAAGTTGGACATATGGAAGATTGATTGTAAGATTAGGTCGTAATAAGTATAGAGTCTATGACCCTTGGGCAGGTATGAGTTCTGCTTTAAACCCTTTGAGAAGATCAATTTTTGAAGAAGGAATGATTGATGTAGGTACTATTGGTAAATTTTTAGAAACAAGAGGACATCCAGCATTTACAGCAGTTAATGCAACAGTTTTTGGTAAAGACTACTTTGGAAAAGAAATAGGAAAAGTTGATGCTGTTGCTACTTCAATAAGTCCTATTGTAGTAGAAGGTATAAGAGATGCAATAGAAAAAGATACAGGATTATTAGATTTATATATGGCTGTATCTACAGATGTAACTGGTGTACCAAGTTTAGTAGTAGAAAAGAAAAGTATTCCTAAAAAAACTTTTAGATAAAATATAATTTTTAACTTGACATTGTAATATAAGGTGTAATACAACAATTAACGGAGGTTCGGTATGGCGTTATCAGGTACAGAGAATAAAACAAGTTTTACGGCTACAGCTAGCCAAACAACATTTACATTTACTATCCCTTTTTTTGATGCAACTACAGTAGATGTATCAGCTAAAAAGTTTGGTGATATTAAAGTAACTAGAGAAGCAGCATCAGATGGAACATTAACAGAGCTAACTCCTAATGCTAGTCCATCAACAGTAGACCAATTTAAAATCGCAGCTACAAATAATGACCCAAGTCAAGGGTGTACAGTAACTATAGGTGCAGGAGCAACTGTAAGTGATATATATACTGTAGAACGTGATGTAAAAACAACACAACAATATGATTTACAAGAGGGTTCAACCATAGACCCTACAGCATTAAATAAAGCATTCGATAGAATTGTTGCACAAAACCAACAACAAGATGATAAATTAAATAATAGTATTACATTTCCTACTACTGATGCTTCAACTATAACATATAACGTAGATTCATCTGCTTCTAGTCGTGCTAATAAAGCACTAGGATTTGATGGTAGCGGAAACATTACAGAGTTATCTTTAGTTTCTGCGGGTTCGGTAGCTGGTGATACAAACGCAGGAATTAGTATAACAGATAATACTATAAGTGCAACTATAGATACAAATCATATGGAATTTAATAGTGGTAATATAAGCATTAAGGCTGATGGTGTTACTTCTACAGAACTTGCTGATGATGCAGTAGACACAGCTGCTATTGCTAATAACGCAGTAACAACTGCTAAAATTAAAGACTCTACAAGTAAAACAGATGGGGTTACTCTTGCTAAATTACAACATATATCTACAGATAAAGTATTAGGTAAATTAAGTGCAGGTGAAGGAGATGTAGAAGAAATTACAGTTGATGAAGATTTATCCTCTGTATCAGCAAATCACGATACATTAGCAACCGCTAAAGCTACTAAAGCATATATAGATGCAGAAATAGATAAAACATTAGCACATAATCAAACTTGGCAAGTTGTAACAAGAGCAATAAATGATTCTACAAGTTATACTAATGATACAGGTAAGCCAATTTTTGGAAGTGTAAATATTTACAGAAACGCACAAGATAGTTCAGGCGTAGGAATACGAATTACGCCAAGTGGTGGTTCTGAAATTTCTATAACTGTTGCTAGAAGCACTAATAGTGGTGGAGCTGTTTCAGCAGTAGGTCAATATATTGTACCTATAGGAGCAGCATATAAATTTTATGTAAGTGATGGAGCTATTACTTCATCAACATTTCACGAATTAAGATAATTTAATAATAACATAAATGTAGCAAAAGCTACGAAAGGTAAGGTAAGGTTATGGGAGCAGTAAAAATAGCAGAAGATTTGTATCAAAACAAACTACAGTTTGCACATTTAGATACATCAACTTCATTAAAAGTTACAGGTGGAGCAACGTCTGTACAATTCAGTACGAGTTTAGATAGACATATAGTAATCACACCAATAACGGCAGATGCTTATGTTGCAATAACTACTGGTTCACAGTCAGCACCATCATCAAGTGGTTCAGGTAATACATTAGGTAAACTAATAAAGTTAGGTAGTTCATACACAACTATTATTCGTCAAAATGAATACATTAGTTCTAGTGCTGATTTAAATGTGGTAGCTCTTGGTGAAGCGTAATGAACTTTGGTCACTTTGGAGATTCTTCAGGAACTTTTGGTATTTCAACTAATGTTTTGATGCCTGAATTTATAGGTTCTGTAAATGCAGGTAAACAACATTCGGGTAGTCAAGGTGCAGTTGGTTTAAATTGTAATGGTATATTTGAACTACAACAATCATCTCACGGAATAACAGGATACTATACTGAATATTGGTGGCAGATATATCCTTGGGTTAATAGCAGTAGTTTTGAAACTAAACTATTAAGAAAAACTAGTGATAATACTTGGGTTATGTTAGACGCAAATGATAGTACTGTATATTATACTAATTCATCTACATCTTCTTTTCCACCTGCTTCAGGTTGGGCGGTAAGCGGATCAACTGCTACTCCTGTTCCTACATTAGTATTTAATACTATTTTAACAGAACAAGATTTAAACTCTACTACTAACTGTAGTGAAACCGCTAGAACAACTAGATCAATTACATTAACATCTAGTAGTAGTGCAGCACATAAAATATTTACATTTGGTTCTAATACATTATCTGACGGAGATAAGTTTGCATTTGGTTATAAACTAGATACTACTAGTATGGGTGGTAGTGATTCATTTACTATTGCTTTTGGTGCTATAAGTCCTGTAATGACAGGGTCTACAGGTAGTGCTAATTCATCACAAAAAAAACATTCATTTGACCAAACAATAGGAAGTAATAGCACAGGTAGCACATCATCATCTAACACAAGTGGATTAACTTTTACTACTTCGGGTACATCTCAATTTCCTAATACTGCAACTATAAAATTTACAGATTTGAGGGTAATGGCGTGACATATGATATTACATATAATGAAAAAACTATAACTGTTACTGCTCAAGAAGATGGTAATTTAAAATTAGAGTGTAATGGTTCTTACTCTTTACTTTATAAAGACACTTATGATGATAATGATTTAGAACTTATTACAACTATAGATGCTATACCTGATACAATCATAACAGAAAAAGATTTATTATGAGTAAAAAGGGTAAAAATGTAACTATTAAAGGTGTACTGTATGAAGATGGTTCGTTTGACCACCGCAAAGATGATGACATCTACAAATCTAAAGGTGGTAAAGAAGCAGTAGAATCTACAGTTACTGAAACAGCTACAACAGAAGTAGTAAGTCAAGCTACACAATCAGGTATACAAGCTGTAGTTGCACAAGTACAAACACAAGTAGCTAATCTTGGTGCATCTGGATTAATAGCTGTAGGTAGTGCAGGTGCTTTTCAGGTAGAACATATGCACGACCATACAACACAAGCTATTGAAAAAGCTGAACCTATGATAACAGAGTTAAT